GGGTTGCACCTCCTGAAGCTAATGTAGCTGAAGAAGTCGTCGCTCAACCTACTGTGACAGTAGAAGAAGCTCCTGTAGCATTAGAAGGCGTGGCTGCGTTATTAGCAGAGATTGAAGCTGTTAGAGCGACTATTGCGGCTAAACAAGCAACCGCAAGTGACATCGCAAAAGAAGTTGCGGCATTAACAGTGCAGTTGAATGTGTTAGAGTTAAAAATTCCAGTCAGAGAACTTTATCTTGAAAATGAACGTAAGAACATTGAAGGTTTTGCAGCTCGAAGCGAAAAAGAAACACAGGAACGATTAGCTAACATTGCTAAGTTAGAAGCATCTGGTTTGTCAGTAGAACAAATTATGGAATTAGTACCTAAACAACAGGTGTTAAATTATGCCCGAATCATCTGATACGTTTTTCAAAACCGTCACATTAGATGCTAATGGTTCATCGGCGACTGTTGCCCAAAGCAATTCTACTACGACTGTAAAACGAAGCGTTGCATTATACGCTCCTGCGTACTCTACAATCGCTATTCATATTTCAGGAACAGCTACTGTTGTGATTAAGACGAATCCGTTTGGCGACCCTGCTAAGGACTTCACAATTAAAACAGTGACAGCAACAACACAAGAGGTCGTAACCTCCGCAAATTATTATGTGTTAGATGTGACGGCTGTAAGCGGTACTGTAACTGCCGTACTTATCGAATGTGACGATTAAGATATGCACAGTATATTAACATCTGCTAGTGACCATTTGGCAACAACCTCCGCTGCAATCGTTAGCGATGGTTTAGTTATATTTAAAGTAATGGGCGATGTTCAAATATACGCATTATCTTCTGAGTGTTATACGAGTAATGATGCTACCGCGAGTAGATTTAGATACGGTATAACGTCTAAGTCAGGTGTGAGCGATACATTCAGCGGTCAAACAGCATCGCTCGCAAATGCGGTTGCTGGTACGGTAATCGCATTAGATAACACAACACTATCATCTGCACCTGCGGTAAACACCACAGGGATTGCATTAGGGATTGATTCCAGAGGAATTAGAATACCGTCAGGGGAGATAAAAATAACTGTTTCAGGTGGCTCAACCACAGGAACTTGGCGACATTATATTAGATATGAACCGTTAGAGAATGGTGCATATATTACGGAAGGATTTTAATAATGCCATTAAAACAAGGATACAGTCGTAAGACAATTAGCAAGAATATCGCTACTGAACTAAAAGCTCACCCAAAGATGAAACAAGCTCAAGCAGTTGCGATAGCATTATCCATCGCTAAGAAAGCAAAAGCTAAGAGGAAATAATATGTTTGAAACTAACTTAGTAGTTAAAGAGCTACCAGACGGTAAAAAACAGTTGATGCAATATCTTATTTATAACAATGGTATTAGAGATATTGTCGTCCCTATCGGATTTGTGACTGATTATGCGTCCATTCCAAGATTACCTATTGTCTTTTTATTGTTTGAAGGATTAGCCAATAGAGCTGCTACGTTGCATGACTTCTTATATTCTAACCCTGAATTTAGTCGCAAATACGCAGACTCTCAATTCTTAAAAGCGATGTTAGAAGAAGGAACACCTAAATGGAAAGCGAAGTGTGCTTATTGGGCGGTAAGACTGTGCGGCGGTAAAGTCAGATACAACGCTTATAAAATAACTAACGAGTAGGACGAATTTATGGCATTTATAGTTGAGGACGGTACAGGTATTGTAGATGCTAATTCATACACTACTATTGTGTTTGCAAATGATTATTTCTCTGAAAGAGGTAATTCCGTATGGGCTACTTATACTGATACTCAAAAGCAAGAAGCGTTGATTAAAGCAACTGATTATATAGAGCTTCGTTATAGAGATTTGTTTAAAGGAAAGCAATACTTATCGACACAAGGATTATCATTTCCTAGATTAGTTAATGATACCGAAGCGTTAGATACCTTTATTTATGACACCGTAGACCCTACGTTAATTATCGGTGTCGTTATTCCTAAGTCTATTCAGCGAGCAGCTTGTGAATATGCAGCTCGAACATTCACAGGGGCATTGGTTTCAGATAATTTAAACCAAGAAGGTGTGTCAACAAGAGTAAAGATTGGTCAAATCGAAAAAGAAATTACCTATCCGACACAAAGTAGACCTGCTAAACAATTCGCAAGCTACCCTGCTGCGGATTCATTATTAAAACGATATTTAAAATCAACATCATCAATGGTGGTACGCTAACATGAATTGGTCAGAATTAGTATTAGTTGCAGATGATATTATAGGTGAATTCGGGCAATCTATCACTTTGTCGAGTAATTCTTATGGTGAATACGACCCTGACACAGGATTAGTTACGAATACCGTAGCGACTGTTCAATCAACAGGCGTTTTGTTTGATTACGGTGAAAAAGATATTAACGGTACGACGATATTAAAAGGGGATAAAAAATTGCTTATCAAACCATCAGGGATAAGCTCTATATCTACAAATGATATTGTGACTGTTAATTCAAAAGATTATCACATTGTTACTGTGACTGAAACAAATCCTGCGGGAACTAATTTACTATATGAATTAAATGTGAGAGGTATTTCATAATGAAATTCAATAAAGCCGCATTACTATCTAATCTAACGGAACAAACACAAAAACAAGCTAAAGTTGTGGTAGATTCTGTGTTAAATCAGATAGTAGACGGCTTAATGTTTCATTCCCCTGTAGGACAGCCTGACGAATGGCGTACAGTTGTACCTGATACAGACTATACTCCTGGAACATATAAAGCGAATTGGATGTACACAACTGATGAACCTGTATTTGAATTTGATGATGTGATTAGAGATAACTCATTCCAAGATACAAATTGTGTTACAGGTAGAACATTAAAAAAATATATTCATCTTAATAAAAAATTAGTTACCACACACTATTTTACTAACAGTACACCTTATGCTATTGATATTGAATTTGGTTCGGCTATTCACAATCCACAAGCACAAAGTAAACCTCATGCGGTAGCAGGTAAGGTTACTCAAAACATAGAATCGTATATCGCAAAAGCTAAAAGCGGAGTAGTAAAATGAGCCTGATTGATATTCGCTCGATGCTAGAAACACAGTTAAACACACTTACTCCAAAGGTAAGCACCCAATATGAGAACGTAACCTTCACTCCTGTGACAAATGTTCCGTATCAATCTGTAAATTTAATTATGAATGAGCCTGATGACCCCACAATAGGTTCGTCGGGATTATACCGAGAAAAGGGATTTTTTCAAATTACACTTCGTTACCCTTTAGGTAATGGAACAACACAAGCAATGACCCAAGCTGAGGCAATTCGTCATATTTTTGCTCAAGGCACGGTCTTAACTAAAAACGGGTTCAGACTAATTTGTACTCGTACACCCTACATTCGCGTCATGCCTAACGAGGTAGACCGATTTGTCGTCATTGTGAGATGTTCTTTCACTGTTGACGTTTATACTTAATCGATTAAGAAACAAGGAATTATATTATGGCTATGACATCTATTGCTAACGGTATTTTTAAACAACTAATTTTTGTTCCTGAAGCTGTAAATGCAGCAGGTATTAGTGATTTAGGTACTATTGCAACCACATCTACTACATTATTCGCATATACTGGTAGCATCGCAACCACAATTACAGCGGCAGGTAGTGATGAAACGACTATCGTGTTTCCAACAGTATCGACGGCGGGTATTTTACCGAAAGGTTCTACATTAACATTTAGTAATAGCGCAACAAAATACTATACTGCCGCAGATGTAACTATTGCACTGGGGACAAGTGTATCTGTAACAGTAACGCTTACTGACTCTTTAACAACTGCACTAACAGCAGCAACTGGCGCGACATTATCAGTTCAAAACAGTCCGAAAGCAATCGTTAGAATGTTACGACGAGTTACCTCGAATATCGACTTGAAAAAAGCAACCTATTCGTCTAATGAAATTCGTACCGATGCTCAGTTAGCCGATTTTAGACATGGTGGTGTTAGTGTCGAAGGGTCTATTAACGGAGAGTTGTCTGGTAATACATATCAAGATTTAATGGGAGCTGTGCTTCGTAAAGATTTTAAAACATCTATATCGAAAGCAATTACAACAGGTGCTACCATCGCTGCTACAACAGTAGCTAATACGGCTTCTGGATTAGCCTTTACTTTGACGTTACAAAGTTTAGGTGACTTAACATTATCTAACTCGGCATCTGATAAGCTACGAACTGGGGATATTGTTTGGTTTGATGGCTTAGGCGCGACATACGCTAATAATACATATTGCCCGCTAATTATCCTTAACATTACTTTAAATGCTACAACAGCAGTATTAACATTGATTCCTGTAGTGAAACCTGCAGCATGGACAGATATAACTACTGGTGCTACGTTAGGTATTGTTAATTACGAAGTTTTGGGTAAAAAATCGTATATTCCGTTGACAGGACATACTAAACGCTCTTTCCAATTTGAACATTACTATAAAGACGTATCTACAGCAGGTGCGCTTAATGCTTCAGGTGTGTTAGCTTCCGAATTGTTCGTCGGTTGTAGACCTACTCAGATGTCAATTAAGTTACCATCAACAGGTCTTGCGACTTGTGATTTTACAATCATGGGTCAGCGTATGAAAACACCTACTGACTACTCACAATCATTTGTGGGTGAAAAATCATTACTTGAAAATATCACTACTTCAACTCCTTTAGATTCTGGTGTTGACCCTATTTTCTCAGCAGCTGTAGGTTCAATCTATATGCGCGACAAAGTAGGCGGTACTATTCAAAAAGTAGGTTTAATCACATCTTTCGACTTCACTGTGAATGGCAATGGTTCAAAAGCTGACGTAGTAGGTTCTGACCAAACACCTGATATTTTCTTAGGTAAAATTTCGGTTTCAGGTAACTTGTCAATTTACTTCGTTGATACAACTTGGCGAGATGTGTTCTACAAAGAACAAGAAGCATCGTTAATCGCTGTATTTACATCTAACTCAGTCGGTGACAACACTACAAAATGTTTAAGTGTGGTTATGCCTAGAATTAAAACAGGTGGCGCATCTAAAGATGACGGCGATAAAGGTCTTATTATGACAGTCCCATTCACTGCGTTATTAGGTGACGGAACTCTTGGTTTTGAACCAACTACATTGCAAATTCAAGATTTCAGCTAAAAGTTAATACGGTTTAAAGAAAAGCCCTCACTTAAGAGGGCTTTTTGTTATGTGGTGATTATAATAATTATGAACGTCCTGTATCGGAATAAAATACTTTTTACCTCCTTTAGGAAGTTCAAAATATGAATTTGGAAATTTACCAGCTCTAATCCTGCGCCCTATCGGAGCTTTTGTTAAGTTCAATAATGTTGCCAGCTCACAAGTATCGAATACAGTGTCAGGAGGCAAGTGCTTAATGTTATTGATGTATAGCGGTAATTCAGCGGATATAGATTTTTGTAGTTTACAGGATTTTAGTTTACCCCTAGTGTCATCAGATACTTTTCGACCTAACTGTGCTAATCTCATGTTTAATTTTGCTTCGTCAGTAGCTTTCATGCCGATATGCGACTGCCTAGTTTTCTCTTTATGCTCCTCGGATTTAGGCTTACCTTTTAATGCTTTTGATATTTTAGCATTCGTTTCATCTGAATTAAACACTCCTAATTTTCTCAGTCTATTAGCTTCTATTTGAGCAGGAGTTCTTTTAACGCCTCTATTTTTATCACCTATTTTTCTTTTAACATCGTCCGACATTGCGTGATTATCACCTCCCAATTTTAAATTATATCCGTTTGGAACTAAAGTATTGTGTTCTTTAATATAAAATTCTTCATACTTATTAGCTTGCGATAATGTCAAATCGCTTAATATAATCCTATGTGTAAACGACTCCCACCCATATTTATTAACGCTGTCTTTAATCGCAGTACACCCACTATATGGCTTACTGTGTTCTCGCATACGCTTTTTATAATTACAAGTTTGACCAATATACGACTTTCCACTTGGGCTTGTAATCATATAAATACAATGTTTTCGTTCTTCTAAATCACTCATCATAAACTCCCAAATAAACTTTATACATATTATTCAATAAAACGCTTGACAAAATTATACCTACTATGTTATTATCGCGTGTATTGCAATTATGCAATAAAATTCTAACATAACTCTTGGAGATAAACAACATGGCAATTTCATTAAGTTCTTTAAACATTGAAAAAGCAAGTGACACCCCTTTTAAATTAGCAATTATTGATGAGCAATCAGGTCAACCGACAGGTATCGAAATTGATATTATCGGTGAACACAGTAAAGTGATTGCAGATTTAGTTGCTAAAGCAGTAAACGGTAAACGTGAAGCAGCTCGAATCGCTGCTAAAAAAGGTAAAGATGCCCCTGCTGAAAAAGTAGAAGATGACATTTTATTTGGATACGAATTGGCAGCTAAACGTATCGTCGGTTGGTCAGGTATCGAAGAATCGTTTACCGCTGAAAACGCATTAGAGTTAGTGAAAACTAATCCTGTAATCCGTGAACAAATTATGACGGCATCAGGCGTTGTGACTAACTTCACAAAGTAATTTCTTATCTCCTAAGAAAAACTAGCGAACCTCGTTAAACTTTTTGTTGACGAGGTTTTCTTTTGTGTGGTAGAATGTGTAAAGTGCTTGACATTTTATAAAAAGTATGAAATAATACTTTTTATAGTGTCTCAGCACTAGAACATAAATATCAAAAATTCTTTATTCTGGCGGTTGGGTTTTATATTTTGTACCCTCTGAGAGCCGCCACCATAAAGGAACATCTCATGAAAGATTTAATCCCTGTAGTACAACAAACTATCAATAATTCAGAAGTAAATTCAGTTTCAGCTAGAGAGCTTTATATTGGCTTAGGTTTAGCAAAAGCGGCTTGGTCAAAATGGTCTGAAAAGAATATAGTTAATAACGAATTTTTCTTAGAAAATAAAGATTGGGTGGGGTTCAACCTTGAGTTGAACGGTAATGAAACCCGTGATTTCGCAGTATCTTTAGATTTCGCAAAGCATATTTCGATGATGGCGAAAACTAAGAATGCTCATGATTACCGAAACTACTTCATCGAGTGCGAAAATAAACTCATTTCACAAAAACCTATTGCGATAGCTATGACGCCTAAAGACGCACTCCCTTACGCAGAAGGTTATTTAGCGTTTGCTCAGTTACTTCAAGTACCACTTCACTCGGCTCAGATTGAATGTGTTAAATTAACTTACAAAGAAACCAATGTTGATTTTACACCTCTATTAAAATTAGCTCCTGCACAAGACAATATACCGTCAGATGTGTTGATGCTAGAACCAACTGAATTAGGTAGAAAATTCGGTTATTCTGGAGCTGAAATGAATCGCGTCTTAGAACGACTTGGATTACAAACTCGACCTAATGGTAAAGATTGGATTCCGACATTAGAAGGTGAGCAAATTTCGTTTTATCACAGTTGGAATAGATTTGGTAAGTCTGGTTACAATTACAAATGGAATGTTTCAGAAGTAGAGAAACTATCACCTAAACCTCTTTAATATCATTTGAACCTAGCTTATCACAATGATAGGCTAGGTTTTTATTTATCCGCACTACTTGACTTTTACCCTCATTTATGAAATAATAATTAGACCTACTCCATGTCTAATTATCAATAATATGCAATCTATAGATGAAACACCTATCGAATTTGAAGTAATATCTGAAATAACGGGGAGACCTATCGACTTGCATATCTCTGTGACATCTGCACACGCTAAAGCCGTTAGCAGTCTATTAAAATCAAAGCTCACACAAATTCAACGAATTAACGACTTGCATGATAGCGCGAGTATTCCTATCGCTAATGATTTGGAGTTAGAAATACTATCAGCTGCGGGTAGAATTGTGGGTTGGAGAGGTATTGTTGAACCATTCACAAGGGAGAATGCGATTATACTGTGTTCAACTAACCCGTATATTCGCCAACAAGTTATCAATGTGTCGAATGACATTTCTATGAAACTAGAGGAGCATATTGCTTCCTTAGTGAAATACGCAGAACATGAATTAAAACTATCTGAAAAGCAAAAAGATGGCTCAACATTAAGAGACGCTCTGACTTCTCTATATCGAAACCACGGTATATCAGACCCGCTGCTAGAGCCTATAGAATTTGCAGCTTCCATGATTTACTTGTGGGAACATTTTTTAAATTTAAATTCTACACGCCCTAGCGGAATGAGCATTGGCTCAATAACCTATTCGGAAATCAAAGCCTATTGTGATATGAACGGACTTTCATTTAGTCCATTTGAGGTTCGTATTATTAAAATGCTCGATAGAGTATTTTTAGACCATTACAATAAACAATCAGAAAAAGAATCTTCTTCTAACAAATAAAAGGAACAAAACTATGTCAAGTGGCGAATTAGGCGGTACAGTATCATTATCACTCAAAGTAGATACAGGAGATAGCGATAGTCAGATAAACAAAACCGTTGAAAAAGTAGACCATTTAGCTAAAATGGTCGAGCGAATTGAGCAAATGAATGTTAAATTCTCATTTGACCAAACCTCTACAAATGCGTTGACTAAACAGCTAGAAGGCGTAGAAGCACTCATTAACAAATTAAATAATAATAAATTAGTTGTGCAAGTAGATTCAAATTCTTTTTCAGGACTCACTACTGCTATTGACACTTTATCAACTAAAGTAGGTGAATTAGGAAAAGGCTTCGGTGCTGCTTTAGCAGAAGGAGCTAAACAAGGCACGTCTACTGTGACAGAAGAGCAGAAACGGATTACTGATACCATACGGACTGAAAACTCACTTCGTTTATTAGAAGCACAAACTGCATCTAAATTAGCGATTGCAAATGCGAAAGCGGAAGCTGCTGAAATAGCTAAAATTAAGAAAGAATCTGCATCACAATCATCATCAAAAGGCGGCTCATTTGATTTAGATAGTGCCAAAGCGATGATAGAGGTAAAACAGTATTTTTCAGAATTAAAAGCAGCTACCTTAGCTGGTAAAACTGAGTTAATGAATACGCTACAAAACTCCATTATGGAATCGCAAGCGAGGGTAACAAGTGGTAATAAAATAGAATTAGAGTTACATAGACAGAATTTAGTTCTTCAATATACTGAAGAACAAGCTCATACTAGACGCATGACTGAGGAGTATAATCGTCAGACACAGGTTGCGTTAGCTGCTGCAAAAGAAAGAACCAAAGCAGTATCGACTACAGCTATCACATCGTCAATAGATACTACTGAGGATTTAGCAAAATATAAAAGCTATCTCGCTGCTCGAAATGCGGCTGAGAAAAAAGGCAATGATGAATTAGCAATCAGCTACCAAGCCGCTGCTAATGTGATTAGAACCACGCAACTATCTGCAATTCAATCAGTAACAACCGCATTAAACAATGAAATAACTACACTCCATTCTCTCCGTGACGCACAAGTAAGTTTAGCTACCGCAAACAATTCAAATAGTTCCGCAGTCGTAAATCAAATTAACCGTGAAATCGAAGCCTTAGAAAGACGAAACATTGTAGCGCAACGTCAAATGAGCGGATTCAATGTTGCTACACAACGAGCTGATTCATCACGTCAACTTTCGCAAGAATTACCACCTTCGACAAGTTCTAGTAATCAAACCTCAGTCATCAACGAACTCTCAAACAGCTTAAACAAACTCCAACAAACTTTAATGATGGTCGGTGTGGCGATGTCAGGTCGTCAGATTATGGACTATGCTGATAGTTGGGTGCATTTCCAAAATGCAGTTGCGATGTCTACAGAAAAAACAGGTCATGCTGCTGAAATGCAAGAACGATTGTTTAAATTAGCTCAAGATAATCGAGTTCCTCTTGAAAGTTTAACTTCCGTTTATTTGAGAATGTCACGGGCGGCAGAAACATTGAATGCTTCACAAGAAGATACAGTGAAGTTAATTGATGTTGTGACTAAATCACTTGCTATCATGGGAACTAGCCCTAATCAAGTTAGAGGTGGTTTACTTCAGTTAGAACAAGCGTTCGGCGGCGTCTACGTCAGAGGTCAGGAGTTCAAGTCTATCCTTGACAGTATGCCACTTGTGATGAAAGGAATCGCTGACCATTACATGGAAGCGGCAAAAGAAGTTAATTTATACGAAGCACAGATGCGTGGAGCATCTAAAGCCGAATTAGATGCTATTGCGACCCAAGAAGTACATAGACTTTCTATTGCAGATACTCGTAAAATGATGCTTTCAGGCAATATGTCATCTGAAGCATCGTTTAAAGCCTTATTAAAAGCACAAAGCGAAGTAGATGATAAATACGCTAAGTCGCATAAAACATTCGCACAAGGGTTCACAGAACTAGATAACGCATTCACCAAATATGTGGGTAATTTTAATACTGCCACTGATGCAAGCGGTAATTTTTTCACTATGATGCAATCTATCGGGAATCATTTACCTGAACTCGTATCAGGGATTGAACTGGTTGCAGGTGCAATGATGCTAATGGCAATAAACGCTAGAGCAGCTAAAGTTGCAGTCGGTGAAGCTACTGCTGCCACAGCACTACTCGCTCGTAATCCTATAGGATTATTAGCTGTCGGAGCTGTTACCGCAGGTACTTATGGGTTTCAAAAAAATCAAGAAGAAGAAGCTAAGAAGTCCGATGAACAGAGAACTGTTGCTCGTATTAGAGAGCTAAACACCTCTATTAAAATGCACGATGAACAAAACAGTATCGCGGCTAATGTGTCTAGTGTTTTAGGATATAATAGAGATGCGGCGGTAAAAGAACTAGAGAGCTTAAATAAAACACTAAAAACACTTAGAGAAGCTAAAGCCGAATCAGAAATTTTAGCGGAAGAATCTGCTAAAAAAGGTACTCGTACTAGAGATGAAGAATTCGCATCGGTAGCTAAAGCGGCTGAACTTGCTTTAAATGTGGCTAAAACAAAAGAAAGTGAATTAAATCAAGAAACGATAAAAGCGAACGAAGTATTAAAAATACAACATAATTTGTTAGATAGCTTATACACTAAAAAAGAGAAAGGTCATGATTTATTATCACCTGAACTAAAACAAAGGTTAGGTACACCTGGTACAGAAGACTATTACACTAACCTTGATAAAATGTTACCTAAAGGTAAAGCTGAGGAAATCCATGCTGCCGCTGTAGCAATGTATGATTTAGCAGAAGCAACTAAAAAACAAAAAGAACACGAATCTAAATTAGCACAAGCAAGAGAATCAAAAGATACGACTATTACGTCAATGATGCAATCGGTAGAATCTAGCTCAGTTAAACTTAATTCCGCAATCGAGTTAGCGAGTGCTAAGAACCCTGTGAAGTTGTCGTTTGTGATGGACGAAACTAAAGTTGCTAAAAAAGTAGCCGATTTAAAACCTTTAATTGAAACCGCTGCTCAAAAATATAATTTTCCTGCAAATGTGGTAGCGTCAATAATAAACCATGAAAGCGCAGGGGAGAATATCCATACGAAGTTAATTCCACCACCAGGACAAAAATACACGGCTGGCGGAGTTGGTCAAATTACCGACCCTACTGCAAAAGGTTGGGGATTAAAAGATAAATATAATATCCCTGAAACAGTAGATGTGATGACCCGTGAATTAGGGAAATTAGCAGTTAAGTACAACTCAATGGAAAAAGCCATTGCTGCGTATGCTCAAGGCGAAGGAGGTATGTCGAAAGGTCTAGGCTTTGATTATGCTAGAGCGAGATTGTCCGAAGTGAGCAAAATGAACAGCTCTGGTTCTCATGACCCTGCACAAAGCAAAGAAGTCGTTGCTGCATTAGAAAAACAAGCACAACTTAAAGGTTTAATCGCACAATATGATAAAGCATTGCGTGATGATGAT